CCGCCAGCTGGGGCGCCTTCCAGATCATGGGCTACCACGCCGAGCGCCTTGGCTACGCCAGCGTCGACGCGTTCATCACCCTCATGCACCAGGACGAAAACCAGCAGTTCGAAGCCTTCGTCCGCTTCATTGAGAAGGATGCTGCCCTGCTCAAGGCCCTCAAGGCGAAGAAGTGGGCCGAGTTCGCCAAGCGCTACAACGGCCCGGCCTACGCCCGCAACCTCTACGACGTGAAGCTCGAACGCGCCTATGAACGCCACGCGGGCTGCGGCTGTGGTGGGCAGAAGGTGGCGGCGTGAAAGTCTTACCCGATCAACTTCGCAAACTGGAGCTACGCGACGGCGACGTCATCTGCCTGCCAGCGGATACCGACCCGGAACAAGTTCAGGCATTCAGCTGCATGCTGGCCGAGGCTCGCCAGGGTCAACGTTTCATCCTCGTCCTGGGCGACATCCAATCCCTCGACGAAGCCGCCATGAACGCTGCCGGCTGGTACCGCAAATGACCAACCTCCGCCAATCCCTCTACGGCCTGGCCCTGCTCGGCGCCCTCGCCCTGCTGCTCTGGTCCACCTACCAGCAGCACCAGGCCGCCGAGGCAAAGGCCGAGCGTGACGCCCTGCTCATCGACCAACTCAAGCAGCGCAGCGCCCGCCAGGCCAACGCCATCATCCGCATGGGCGGCGAACTCGCCGCCCAGCGCGCAGCCCAGCAAGGCATGCAAACGGCACAGGCCGACGTGCGCCAACAGCACGCCACCAGCCAGATTCAGAAACAGGAGACCCGCCGCAATGACCAGACCTTTGCTGATTGGAGCGCTCAGCCTCTCCCTGATGCTGCTCGCCGGCTGCATGAGCGCCCCGCCCTCACCGGAGCAGACGCTTACCGTACTTGGCTGTCCCGTCGTAACGCGCTGCAGCCTGCTGCCAGCGGCGCCGCAGAATAACGAAGGCCTCAGCGACGACAGCGACTACCTGCTGTCCGCCTGGGCCGAATGCGCCGCCCAGGTCGACGCGGTTTACGAACACCAGCAGCAACAACCAAGGGCCGACCCGTGAACAAACCCAGCAGCCTCAAACAGCACCTGATTGCTGCCGTGCCCGAACTGCGCGGCAACCCGGAAAAAATCAAAGTGTTCATCGACCAGGGCCGCATCCGCAGCACCACCGCACCCGGTCTGTCCTTCGAATACGGCTACACGCTGAATCTCATCATCTGCGACTTCGCCGGCCACCCTGACGCCGTAGCGGTACCGCTGCTAGCCTGGATGAAGGTCAACCAGCCCGATCTGATGGAAAACCTCGACAAAGCCAAAGACGCCATCCAGTTCGAAGTCGACATCCTCGCCGACGACCTCGTAGACCTTTCCATCACCCTGCCCCTCACCGAGCGCGTCATCGTCAAACGCCAGGCGAATGGCAGCCACAGCATCGAACACGCTCCTGAACCGCCACTCACAGAACAACTGCCCGCCACCGCCTTCCAACTCTACGCCGGCAGCGAGCTGCTGGCCGAATGGACAAGCGCCGAGCCTAACGGCGGCGCTGCCCTAGAAACCCCGCACCCGGTCCCCAACCGTGGCTGATGAACTGCGCGCCCTCGAAGACTGGGCCGGCGCCCTGCTCGCCAAGCTCGACCCCAAGCAGCGCCGCCAGCTCAACCAGGGCATCGCCCGCAAACTGCGCCGCAGCCAGCAACAGCGCATCGCCGCGCAGAAGAACCCGGACGGTACACCCTACGCCCCGCGCAAAGCCCGCCAGCCCCTGCGCAGCAAACAGGGGCGCGTCAAACAGAAGATGTTCACCAAACTGCGCCAGGCCCGTTACCTCAAGCTGCAGAGCGACGCCAGCAGCATCGCCCTGGGCTTCCTCGCCCGCACGGCCCGCCTGGCTCGCGTTCACCAATACGGCCTGCGCGACCGCCCCGGCAAAGGCCAGGATGACGTTCAATACAGCCCCCGCGAGCTGCTCGGCTTCGCCGATGCCGACCTCGAAATGATCCGCGACGAACTGCTCGACCACCTCGCACCGTAACGCCCCCCGCTCCGCCGCCGCCTCCGTGCATCACGCGCGCGTGGCAGTAACCATCGGCGCATGAACCCAGTAGCCGAAATCCGCCGCCGCCTCGATAACATGATCCGCCTGGGCACCATCGCCCAGGTCGACCATGCCAAGGCCCTGTGCCGCGTCCAATCCGGCGCCATCCTCACCGGCTGGCTGCCCTTCTTCACCCGCCGCGCCGGCAGCACCAATGAGTGGGCGCCGGTATCGGTAGGCGAGCAGTGCGCCGTGTTCAGCCCCTCCGGCGACCTCGCCCAGGGCGTCGTGCTAGTTGGCCTCTACTCCGCCGCCAACCCGCCCTGCAGCAACAACCCAGCAGTCCACAAAACCGAGTGGGCCAATGGCGACTACGTCGAGCACAACGCCGCAACCGGCGCCTACAGCCTCAAGCTCACCGGTCACGTCCAGATCGACGCGGCCAGCCTCGACATCACCTGCAGCGGCGCCGTGAAGATCAACGGCGCCACCATCGACCTGAACTGAGGCCGCCCATGCCTGCCGTCTCCCGCCTTGGCGACAACTGCACCGGCCACGGCTGCTGGCCACCGCGCCCCTGCACCGTGGCCAGCCCCAACGTGCGCGTAAACGGCATTGCCGCCCACCGCCAGGGCGACGCCTGGGCCGCCCACACCTGCCCAACCATCCCCGAAACCCATGCCAGCGTGCTGGCCGCCGGCAGCACCACCGTGCGCGTCAACGGCAAGCAGCTCGCCCGCATCGGTGACCCCATCGCCTGCGGCAGCGCCGTGGCCCAGGGCTCGGCCAACGTATTCGCAGGGGGCTGAGCATGAACAGAATCACCGGCGCCGCCATCACCGAGCTGGACCACATCAAACAATCGATTGGCGACATTCTCGGCACCCGCATCGGCACCCGCATCGCCCGCCGCGAATACGGCAGCCAGGTGCCAGACCTCATCGACCAACCCTTCCACGGCGCCACCACCCTGCGCATCTACGCCGCCACCGCCATGGCCCTCATGCGCTGGGAACCGCGCATTCGCCTCACCCGCGTGCAACTGCAACGCGGCGCCGAGGCCAGCGCCGGCGTGCTGGACCTGGAGGCCACCCGCGTGGACACCAACGAGGCCATCAACCTGCAAGTGCCCCTCGCACTGGGGGCAAGCGCATGAGCTTTACCCCCATCGACCTCAGCCGCCTGCCCGCGCCCAACGTAGTGGAGCCGCTCGACTACGAATCGATTCTCGCCGAGCGCAAGGCCGCCCTGGTCAGCGCCTTTCCGCCAGAGCAACAGGAAACCATCGCCGCCCGCCTGGCGCTGGAGTCCGACCCGCTCGCCAAACTGCTGCAGGAAAACGCCTACCGCGAACTGATCTTGCGGCAGCGCGTCAACGAAGCCGCGCTCGCCACCATGCTCGCCTTCGCCAATGGCAGTGACCTGGAACAGATCGCCGCCCGCTTCAACGTCGAGCGCCTCACCATCACCCCGGCAGACAACACCGCCGTGCCGCCTGTGCCAGCCGTCATGGAGGAATACGAAAGCCTGCGCGAACGCACGCAAATGGCCATGGAAGGCCTGTCAGTCGCCGGCCCGCGCAACGCCTACATCTTCCACGCCCGCAGTGCGGACGGACGCGTCGGCGACGCCTGGGTCGAAAGCCCCAACCCCGCCGAAATCCTGCTCACCATTCAAAGCGCCCTGGGCGACGGCACCGCAGATGCCGAGCTGCTCGGCGTTGTCGACATCTACGTCAGCGGGGAAGACCGCCGCCCGCTGGCTGACCGTGTCACCCTGCAAAGCGCCGAAGTGCTCAACTTCGAAGTCACCGCCGTGCTGCACCTGGATACCGTAGGCCCCGAGGCCGAGCCCATCCGCGCCGCTGCAGAAGCCCGCCTCGCCGCCATGGTCAACCGCCGGCGCCGCCTGGGCTGGGAGGTCAACCGCTCGGGCCTGGATGCCGCCCTGCATATCGAAGGCGTCAAGCGTGTTGATCTGCCCGGCTGGGTCGATATCGTTGCCACGGGCCGGCAGGCGCCGTTCTGCATCGGCTACAGCGTCACGGTGGCCGAGTAATGGCCGCCATGCTGCCCGGCAACGCCACCGAGCTGGAGCGCCACGCCGCCGAGGCCCTGGCGCAGATCCAGCGCGTGCCAATCCCCCTGCGTGACCTGTGGAATCCGGACACCTGCCCACTGGCTTTCCTGCCGTATCTGGCCTGGGCGTTCTCCGTTGATCGCTGGTCGCAAGCCTGGCCCGAGAGCGCCAAGCGCGCCGCCATCCGCGCCGCCTACTTCATCCACTCACGCAAAGGCACCATCGGCGCCCTGCGTCGCGTGGTCGAGCCGCTGGGCTACCTGATCGAGGTGCGCGAGTGGTGGGAGGAAGTGCCGCTCGGCGTGCCCGGCACATTCCGCCTGCTCATCGGCGTGCTCGATACCGGCATCACCGAAGCCATGTACCAGGAACTGGCCTGGCTGATTGACGACGCCAAGCCGGAATCACGCCACCTGGTCGGCCTGTCCATCGGCCTGGAGACGCGCGGCAGCACGTACATCGGCGCCGCTGCCGTCGATGGCGAAACCCTCACCGTCTACCCCTACGCCCCCGGCCCCATTGAAGTCAGCAGCCCCGCCGTGCTGCTCGGAGGCGCCGCCCACACCATCGACACCATGAGCATCTACCCATGAGCACCTATTTCGCCATTCTCACTGATCGAGGCGAGGCCAAGCTCGCCAACGCCCAGGCGCTGGGCACCCAAGTGCAGTACAGCCACATGGCCGTGGGCGATGGCAACGGCAACCTGCCCGTGCCCGACCGCCTGCAGCCCGCCCTGGTGCGCGAGCAGTACCGCGCCGGGCTGAATGAACTGAAAGTCGACCCGCTCAACGCCAGCCAGATCATTGCAGAGCTGGTAATCCCCGAAAACGTGGGCGGCTGGTGGATTCGTGAAATGGGCATCTATGACGCCGATGGGGACCTGATCGCCGTGGCCAACTGCCCGCCTAGCTACAAGCCGCAGCTGGCCGAAGGCTCTGGCCGCACCCAAGTGCTGCGCATGGTGCTGATCGTCTCCAGCACCGCCGCCGTGCAACTCAAGATCGACCCGTCCGTGGTGCTGGCCACCCGGGCCTACGCCGACAGCCTGATCGCTGTGCACATGGAAGCTGCCGACCCGCACCCGCAGTACAAAACCGAAGTCGCCACCCAGGCCGAAGCCGAGGCCGGCTCCAACAACGTAAAGCGCATGACCCCGCTGCGCGTTTTCCAGGCCATTCGCTCGGCGTCGGCATTGGCCACCGAAACCCTGCGCGGTGTACTGCGCGTGGGCACGCAGGCAGAGGTGGACGCAGGCACGCTGGATAACGTGGCCGTCACCCCGAAAAAACTGGCTGCATACTCCGGTACCGAGGTAGCCACCCAGGCCGAAGCCGAGGCCGGCGCCAACAACGTTAAGCGCATGACCCCGCTGCGCGTGTTCCAGGCCATTCGCTCGGCGTCGGCATTGGCCACCGAAACCCTGCGCGGCGTGCTGCGCATAGGCACCCAAAGCGAGGTGAGCGCGGGCGAGCTGAATAACGTGGCGGTGACCCCTGCCACGCTCAAGCCACTCAGCAGCATAGGAGTCGGACAAACGTGGCAGAACGTGGCAGCAAGTCGGAGCGCTGGGGTCACATATACGAACAGTACCGGCAGGCCAATATTTGTAAGCGTGACCGTAACCGGAACAGGGGGGGTTAATTCTGTGGTGTTTTTAGTTGATGGGGTGACTGTCGCAAGCGCCAATGACACTGCGAATAACACTGATTATCCAATAACTATCGTGGTTCCGGCTGGCTCAACGTATCGGGTAAACCCGGCTGGTGCCGGAATCCAAACATGGATGGAGCTGCGCTAATGATTTATTTCAAAAACGAAAGTAA